AAGTATTACTTTAATTTAATGAAAGAATTAAATAGTAGAAGTACAATAGCACAACCTAATGTATTTGACCAAGCAAAAGAAATGGAGAAAGAGCAGAAGAAATGTTATCATCCATTAACAGAAAGAAAATATACATCAGATACTCATTTTGAATGTACTATTTGTGGGGATAATAATTATTAACCTTTAAACAACAAGAACAATGAAAAATAAACATTTACAATATGTAGATTTCAGTAATCCAAATGCTGATAAAATAACCACAGGAGTTACAAATAAACCTATGATAAATAAAAAACAAACAGCAGTAGAATGGTTGGTTGAAGAATTAACTTTGTTTGAAACACCTAAATGGGTACAAGAAATTATTGAAAAAGCCAAAGAGATGGAGAAGAATCAGATTGAAGAAGCATTTGCAATGGGTAATGATGATATTTCTTCAAAACAATACTACAACGAAACCTATGAAAGTAAGTAAGCTAAGAAAGTTAATCCTGGCTCAAAAGGTTAAACCATTAACTGATAAGGAATATAAAGAGCTAAGAATTAATGCGTATAAAGCAATAAAATAAAGATATGAAACAAACAGCTGTGGAATGGTTGGTTGAGCAATTACCAATGCGTATCAAAAATAGTATGATGGGTGAAATTGAACAAGCAAAAGCAATGGAGAAAGAGCAGATAGTTAAGGCCTATGAAAGTCTTGAATTTGATGTTAGCAGTAACGAAGTGGTGGTTTGCCCACTCTGTGATGGTAGAGATGAATATATAAAAACAGAAACAGGCTATGAATGTGCATTTACTGACTGTATGTACAAGTGGGCAAAATAACTGCTAACAATACTACAGGTAAACCTTTAACAAATCAATTAATAATAAGGGGTAAAAGTTGCCCCATTACTTAAATAGAAATGATATGAAAGCAATTATAGAATTTAACCTACCTGATGATCAAATAGAATATGACATGGCTAATAAAGCAAGTGCAATGTATTCTTTTATATGGGATGTTAAACAAGAGATCCGGACAGAATTAAAATATAACTCATTAACAGATGAGCAATATGAAATAATGGATAAATTCTCAGAGTTTTTTCATGAGAAATTAATTGAGTATAGTATAAATCTGAATGTTTAAACTTATGGTAGTAGAAATAACAAAAGACATGAGGAAGCTGCTTGAAGAAATATGTGATGAGCATTTTTCTATAACACAGAAAGCAGATTCTAATTTAAATTACTTGTGGTATTTATATAAAAGTGGATCCAAAAGTGGAGAATATCGGCCATTTATTTATATGGCTGAGCTTCAGTTGCTTAGAAAATTTAATTATCTAAATGATGCTGAGATAAAAAGCATTGTTAAGATGATGGAATCAGAAGACCCAGATAATTTACTTATTGCAACACTTACTATTAAAAATCTCAGAAACACAAGAATCAAAGTTTATGGAGAGTATTCTCCAACTAACAAAGACTATGATGATATAACATCTAAATATTCTTATGAGATTTTAAATCATGAGCTTTTTAAAACTACAATGAGTAAATAATGCTTAGAATAGTAAAAGAACAAATCATCAAAGAGATGAGAGAGAAGAACAAAGATATTTCTAGTATGATACCCAAAGCTGTATTGGGGTATATAATAGCAAAATATAAATGTTCTGTTTATCTAGCAAAACAAATCACTAAAGAACTAACAAATGACTGAAAAAGAATTAATTGACTTGGGATTTAACAAGATTGATGTACAAGATATAGAAAGTGATAATGGTTATGATTACTATTACTATTCCTATGAGGTATTTGATAACTTAATACTTATATCAAATGATAGTGACAGAGCACAGAATGATCAATGGACTGTGTATAATTTAGAATGGTCTCAAGATGACTTTTCAATAAAATCTAAAGATCAGTTTCTCCAATTTCTGAGTTCTTTAAGGAGTCTTCAGTAACTACTGAAGCCCTTGCTTTTTCAGCTAACAAATTAAACAGAATTAATGCAGCTGATGACTTAAAACAATCATCAATCTCAGATTGTAAAATGTCCATAGGTACAGGAGTGGTTAATACTTCTCCTGTCCTTAAATGGATTCTTGTACCTGCATCAGGATTCATTGAGTTAACAAATGAAGTCCTTGTAATATGAGTAATATTTAGGTGCTCAATATAAGGCCCTTCTTTATCACGGAATTCAATTGCTAGAAACATTAAATAATGGTATTATTTTCAATTTTATAATTACTTACAGATACTAAGTTATCTTTTTTTGTTAGTATAGCAAAACCATGGTTCCACTCATTGATTTCCATATAATCTGGTGCAAGATCACATAAACAACCAAGACTATATCCTGTTATAGAAGATGCTTCACCTGTTCCATAAACTCTTTGTGAGCTTTGAGAGCTTTTGTGAAAGTGATTTACAATGCAATTAGTCTTAAGTCTCATTAAAGCAGTTCTTGCTGGTACTACACCACCTGCTCCAGGGATTTTATCACCATGCTCAATAAGATAATCTCCAAAAACAACTTTTGTTCTAAAAGGAATATATTCAATTTTATATTCAGCTACATGTAAGATTACATCTAGTCTAAATTCATCCATGTCTAATAACTCAGATGCTTTTATTCTAAGATATCTTTCAAACCTATTTTCATGGTTACCTGGAATAAAATAAATGGGAATATTTGGGAACCTAGAACGTAAATATTCAAAGAATTGTTTACCTGCTTCTATTTCATTTTTAAAGTGAACTTGTCTAGGATCTTTTTCATGAAAAGAAAGTTGGTAAAAGTCTAATAAATCTCCATTGATTAAGATACTATCTACATCTTCTTGTTCCATTCTGTCACATGCAGTTTCTATTGCATCTTCATCATGATAAGGAATATGTAGGTCACCAATAACACCAAGTTTTCTACATCCTGTAGGAAATGTAAATGTTCCTCTCTTTTGTGTTAGGGATGAAGGCATAGATACAAAGTTCTGCATTACTGTTACTTTAAGATCTTTTTGAAATTCTTTATTTTTTAAGTGCTTTCTGTGAAAAGTTCCACTTTGACCTCTGTAATATCTAATTCTATCATATACATTTGTAAGTGTGGTAAAGAATCCGGTATTTTCAGAATAGACTTTTCTTGCTAAAGTTTTAGTAGGAGAATTTGGAAATTTTTCGAGATATTCTAAAATAATTTTAGTAGTCTCTTTAGCATTTTTAGATAACTTTTGTTCCATAATTACATAATAATATAATAAAATAATCAATATGTTTACTGTAAAGCTAGTAAAACAGGATGGAAAGTTAATCTATCCTGATGTTAAATCAAAATTAAATTACAAATTATTTATTGAAAAGCTTGCTGAAGGGCAAGAAGTAGATATGTTTATTGATCTAACAAGTACAGATCATAGCTTGGCACAACTGGCTAAAATACATGCCTGCATTAGGGAATTAGCTAAGGAATCGGGCTATACTTTTGAGGAAATGAAAATTTTAGTTAAAAAACATGCAGGACTATGCTATGATGTTGGAGAGACAGAATATTGCAAATCTTTTAAAGAATGTGGTAAAGAAGAATTAGTATTGGCCATTGAGTCAGCCATAGAAATAGGTAGAGATTTAAATATTAATCTCTCTTGATTTCTACGTGGTCTGCATCATCTGGTTCAGCAACTTCTTTTTCAGTATAATATTCTGGATTCTCTAAGGCTTGTTTTTCAATTTCAGAAACAAGTAATGTTAGTGTATAAAATGCTCTCTCAAACTCTGTAAGATCATTAAACTGTTTAGTGAGAATATTTTGTAAATTTTCAGTTTCACTTTCATTCTTAAGTAAATGTCTAAAAATAGTATATAAAGAATCTTTAGACATTAAATAAAAGTTCTTGTTTACTTTGATATCTATTAGAGCACCATCTTTTATTTCTTTTACTTTTACTGCCATAACCTTAATTTTTAACAAAAATAGCATAAATATGTTACAAAACGAATATAAACAAAAAATATTTGATAAACTTGAAACAAGTGGTTGGGGCACTGTTTTTAAACAATATATATTTAGTATTGAATTTGAGTTCATACTAACAAGTCTTTACAATCTAACTAATGTAGATAAAAGATTTACTCCACCTCTTAAACAAGTGTTTAGAGCATTTGAAGAGTGTCCCTATGATCAATTAAAACTTGTTATAGTAGGACAGGATCCTTATCCTACTTTAGGTGTTGCTGATGGGATATCATTTAGTTGTAGTAATACTAATAAACTACAACCTAGTTTGAGATACATCCTTGGAGAAGTAAACAGAACTGTTTACAATGGAGAGTCTGTTTCTACTGATGTAGATTTAACCAGATGGTCAAACCAAGGTATTCTAATGCTTAATACATCTTTGACAACAGAAGTTGGTAAGATTGGTCAGCATTATGATATATGGAAAGGATTTACTAGTTATTTATTTGATTACCTTAATCATAATAATAAAGATCTTGTTTATATTTACATGGGCAAAAAAGCACAAGAATGGGCAGAATATGTTGGAGATAATAACCAGAAAATATTTACTAGTCATCCAGCAAGTGCGGCCTATACTAAACAAAAAGAATGGGATTCAGATAATGCATTCTTAAAAGCTCAAATTGCAGTTGCAGAAAATACAGGACATATAATTAAATGGTAGTATGGAAGATATATTTTTAAAATTTGTTAGAGAAGGGTTAACACCTAATGGTTACTATGTTTTACACTGCATCAAGAACAGTATAATTCCATGTTCATTTGTGAATAAAGAATTAGAAACAAAAAGATTAATAAGTGATGAGTGGATAAAAGAAGACTTGACATTAACAGATAAAAGTATTATCTTTACTACTGAGATTGACGGATTCTTTAAAAGATCCAAAAAGAAAACATCTAAAAACTTACTGGGAGATAATTTTGATGATAATATAAAGAAGTATTCTGATATATTTCCGAGTATAAAATTGTCTAGTGGTAAGTATGCAAGATCTAATCCTAAAAACTTAGAAAATGCATTTAGATGGTTCTTTGAAAATTATGATTATGAATGGGAAACAATTCTACTAGCTACAAACAAATATGTTTTAGAGTACAGGCAGGTGAATTACCAGTATATGAGAACATCTCAATATTTTGTAAGGAAACAAAGCACTGATAAAACTTGGGACTCAGATCTAGCTGATTATTGTGAGATGATTCTAAACAAACCTGATGATGAAATAATATTTATTAAAGAAAGATTGATGTGATAAAAGTAAATTTTAAAAAATTATTAATTGGTATAATAGGAAGCGCATGTTGTTACTTGCTTATTAACAACTTTATTGTATCATTGCCTATATGGAAGTATTTAGTTATAGAAACTATAATTACTTTGTCTCACTATGTATATGAATACATAAAGAAAACTACCAATCTAGAAGAGTAATCTAATCCTGAATATATGTATAATAATGCTAGGCCTCTAAAGCCTGTAAGTGAAAGAGACGCTCTTAAAAAAGCTCTCTACAAAATGAAAGCTAGACACAATGGTGAATTAAAATCATTGAAGACAGCTTGGCCAAAATTTAATGATGCTTTTTGTGATGGTCTAGAATGGAGAACTATTACAGTTGTTGGTGCAAGGCCAGGAACTGGTAAGACTTTATTTATGGAACAATTGGTTAATGATGTCATCAAGACAAATCCTGACCAAGAATTCCGGGTATTAAAGTTTCAGTTTGAAATGCTAGATGAGACAAATGGTATTAGAAAATTGTCTATGAATGTAGGTTCTGATTACAATACTCTGATGAGTAAGAGCAAGCCAGTTGATAAAGCTATTTTTCAAAAGTGTGTGCAATTTTATGAAGATACAGCACAATATGATATAGTAGATGTAGTATATGATCCATGTACAGTGGAAGAAATGTGTGCTACAATACATTCATATATGTTGGAACATAAAGTAGAAGATACTTACAAAAATACTTTAATCACTATAGATCACTCAGCTTTATTTAAAACCGGTGGGAAATATAAAGACAAGTTTGAGATGTTATATGGTTTAGGTGAAGCTCTTACAGAAATGAAAAAAAAGTTTCCAGTAGCATTTTTAGTTCTCAGTCAGTTAAACAGGAATGTTGAAAACATAGAGAGAGTTAAAGATGGAACATATGGAAATTATATTTTAGATTCTGATTTATATGGTTCTGATGCATTGTTACAACATGCAGATGTTGTCTTAGGTATTAATCGTCCATTTGGTAGAAGAATTAAATTTTATGGTCCTGAAAAATATATTATTCAGGATGAAGATTTATTAGTATTCCACTATTTAAAATCAAGAAATGGTTTAACTGGTTTAAGTTTCTATAAACTAGATAGACAAATTATGAGGATTATTGAAACTGATCCACCACCCACATCTGCGCACTAAATTAAAAAATATGTATAGTAGAAAAGAAAAGGAAAAAGAGCTGATGGAACATCACTCTAAGTTCTTAGAAAAACTAACTGGGAGTTATCAATTTACAGCTAAAACTGCATTTTATAGTAAAGGTAAGTTTGGAAGACAATTACAATTGTTTGAGAATGAGTTAAATAAAGGTTCTGATATTTATGTTGAATTAGTAGACATAGAAAGAGATGGGAGAGGATCTGAGATAAATATGGTTCCTATGTATTGGGAAAGACCATTATTTAAATATAGATACAATCCTTATTTCAAGGAAGAGTATGAAGTTAAGGTTTCTACAAACTCCAGGGGAGAGGAATATTCAGCTTATATTATTCCAACTTCTGAATTAGTATGTGTTAATAAGGGCTCTATTGAGACTCCTTATAATGAATATGAAAAACAGAGGTTAGAAGAACCAAAACCACAAAATAAAATCAGTGTGTTTCCAGATTTTGAAAAAGAGTATATTCCCGAAAAATTATCAGAAGATGATAGTTTTAACTCTATGAGTATCAGGGACTTTGCTGCAATCATTTGGAGGAAACCTGTAAGTGAAAAACAGTGGTTAAATGATTTAATAAAGAAACAATGAGTATAGTACTTCCAACTAAAAAAGTGAAGGCTGATAGGGTTAATCCTAAAAGATTAATTATTTATTCAAAGCCTAAAACTGGTAAAACAACTGCATTTGCAGGTCTTGATGATAATCTAATTATAGATTTAGAAAACGGATCTGATTATGTAGAAGCACTAAAAGTAAAAGCTAACAACCTTCAAGAGCTAAAAGCAGTTGGTAAAGCTATCAAAGATGCAGGATATCCTTATAAGTATGTTACAATTGATACTGTGACAGCATTAGAAGATATGGTTATGCCACTTGCCGTAAGTTTATATAAACAAACAGCAATGGGTAAAAATTATTCTGGAGATAGTGTACTAACTTTAGCAAATGGAGCAGGATATTTATATATTCGTCAAGCTTTCTTTCAAGTTTTAGATTTTATTGATACTTTAGCACCCCAAATTATTCTATCTGGTCACATTAAAGACAAACAGGTAGATGATAAGGGTGAGATGGTAATGTCTGCAAATATAGATTTGACGGGTAAAATTAAATCTTTAATTTGTGCAAATGCTGATGCTATTGGTTATATGTATAGAAGTGGTAATCAAACCATTATAAACTTTAAAACCAATGAAGAAGTAACTTGTGGTGCAAGACCAGAACACTTAAGAAATGAAGAAATAGTAGTTTCTGAAATGAATGAAAAAGGTGAATTAATATTTCACTGGGATAAAATTTATAAATAATAAAAAACAAATAAAATGGCTCTAAGTACAAAAGATCTAGGAAGTGAAGGTGGTTCAGGAATGGCAAAAACAATTGCTCCGGGAAACCAGACCTTAAAAATTAACAGTATTACATTGGAAAACTTTCAATTTATTGAAGGTGCTAAACATTTAATACTTAATGTTGAGACAGAACCTATTGAAGGTTTTCAAGGTTTCTTGATTGACAAAGATAATGAGAGTAAAGGACATTATGCAGGTCAGATTGGTAGAGTAAAAGCCAGCCAATATGCATATGCTGATGGTCAAACAAAGTCTGGAATTAAAATTCAGAGGGATAGATCTCTAATGATGTTCTTAGCTAATTTATCTAAAGCATATGGAATAACAGCTTGGTTTGAAGAGCAAGATAACAAGTTTAATACAATTGAAGATTTTGTAAGAAACTTTAGTGATAATGCTCCTATCAAAGATAAGTATTTAGATTTCTGTATTGCTGGTAAAGAATACGAAAATAAATCTGGCTACACTGCATATGATATGTGGTTACCAAAAGCAGAAAATAACAAGTATGCTTATGGTGATGTAGATTCAGCCAAGGTTTTAGAATATAATGAGTCCAAGCATCTTAAAAAGCTTGAGGTAAAACCAGTAGATAACTTTGGTGATGATGATGATGACTTTACACCACCATCTAAAAGTTCATCTGACTTTACTTTAGACTAACAGCTCCATATATTGGGGAGTTAGTTTAGCTCCCCTTTATATTATTTAAATGAGTTGCAATGATTTCTACAAAAAACTTAATATATGATCTGGCTGATGTACCAAGAGAATGGGTATTTGAGCACTATTTAAACCTTACAGAAAAACTTACAGGACAAGATATTAAAATAAAATCTATATTTAACACAAGAGAGAAGACTCCTTCAATGTGTGTTTATTTAGATAGAAACAATATCTATAAGTTCAAAGATTTTTCTTCAGGTAATGGTGGTGATTGCCTAAGTCTTGTACAAAATCTATTTAATCTACCTACTAGAGGTACTGCAAGTTTTAAGATAATAGAAGATTATAACCAATATGTTTTAAACAATGGTTTTAATCCTATAAAGTCTTATAAACAACACAGTAAATTTAAAGTAACTGATTATGAAATGCGCCACTGGAATACTCTTGACCAGAAATACTGGATGAAATATAATATTGGTTCTAGATTGTTATCCAAATACAATGTAGTTCCTCTTGAATATTATATTATGGAAAAGACTGATGAAAATGATGTTTTGTCTAGTATAACTATCAAAGGTAACTATGTGTATGGGTATTTTAAAGATGATGGTACACTTTATAAGATTTATCAGCCCAAGGTAAAAGACAGTAAATTTATTAAAGTTAGAGATTATATTCAGGGATCTGAACAACTAACTTATGATAAACCATATTTGATTATAACATCATCTCTTAAAGAT